TACATTTAATAAATATTCACAATTTCAGCTGTCCATGCCTAAATCTGATGCAAAATTTGATAGAAAGGAAGAAACAAGGATAGAAATAGTAGTGGATAGAAATAAGAACTACTATATAAAAACAGGAGATAATGTAAAGAAACCATGAATAAACTTTTAATCGGAGACTGCCGCGAAATTTTACCGACACTCCCTTCTAACAGTATACAATGTATCGTTACAAGTCCTCCATATTATCAATTACGAGACTATGGAACACAGGGACAAATCGGACAAGAAGATTCCGTTGAACAGTATGTTAATAATTTAGTATGTGTTTTTCATGATGCAAGACGCATACTAAAAAATGACGGTACTCTCTGGCTTAATCTAGGGGACAGTTATGCCGGTAGCGGCAAAGGCAGAAATCATGACGGGAAACAAGGAAAATTAAGCAATGGAAGTAAGGAAGAAAAACATACTGGAAGACATATAGGCTTGTTACAAAAAACACCTGCATCAAATGGATTAAAACCCAAAGATTTAATCGGCGTTCCATGGCGCGTTGCTTTTGCCCTACAGTCGGATGGCTGGTATCTGCGACAAGATATTATCTGGAACAAGCCTAATGCAATGCCGGAATCAATCAAAGATCGTTGCGTGAAATCTCATGAATATATTTTTTTGTTATCCAAAGAACGAAATTATTATTTTGATTACAAAGCAATACAAGAAAATTCTTCAACTTTTGAAAATCGCTTGCCGGGAATAATAAGAAATAGAGAATGTAATTATCACAGCAAACTGAACAGTCTTTCCGCAAGATATACTTTTTGTCGCAACGACAAGCGTGATCCCATAAAACAACATTATCCGCAAAAACGACTTAACCGAAAAAACGACGATTACGATATTACAAAACGAAACAAACGTGATGTTTGGTCAGTAAATACTTCACCGTACAAAGGTGCCCATTTTGCTGTTTTCCCACCATCCCTTATACGCCCGTGTATTTTAGCCGGCAGTAAAGAAGGTGATATTATCCTTGATCCTTTTTTCGGCAGCGGCACAACAGGAGAGGTCGCAACACTATTGAATCGCAAATGGCTAGGAATAGAAATAAATGAAAATTATAAAAACCTTTATAAAGAGCGGCTAGGTTTGTTTTGCCAGTGAATATAAAACACAAAGGAGAACATCTTTATGCGTATATACATAAGCGGAGCTATATCGAGCGATATGGAAAACTACAAAAACAAATTCAAAAACGCAAGAGAATACCTTGAACGACAAGGCTATATTGCAGTTAACCCCGTGGAAGTCTCTGAAAATCTGCAGCAACGATTGCGCCGCGAACCCACTTACGCCGAATATATGCGAAACGATTTAGCGGCGCTTTTCACCTGCGAAGCGATATATATGTTATCCGACTGGAAAACAAGCCCCGGCGCAAGACTGGAACACTGCATTGCAGTAACCCTTGCTATGATCGTCATTTATCAAAAATAATTATGGATATAACGAAACACCCCGTAGCTTATCGCCGCAACGAACAACACGGACTATCACGAATTATAATTACAATTTATTCCGTACACGGCGGTTACGCATACGGAGTAAATTGTAAACTCGGAAAATTCATAAAATCAACATATCAACAAATCGAAGAAACACCAGCAACGACGATTCTTTCCGCCCGCCTAAAAGCAACGGAAGCTATCAAATCATGGGCAGACGAACAACCTTCACTAAAAAAATACCTGCGTCAATTTGAAATCATCGATTGCCGACAGCAGGAATTATTTGACTGACAGCACCTGCACGTTAAGGGTTTTTAATAAAATATTCTTTTTCGCGAATAGTCGGATGACCGTGCTTTTTCGGCCGCTCCATAAGCGGCGGCGGTAATGTATCATTGATATGTTCTCGTACGAACCTGTCTAGCGTCATCCATGTTACCCCGAATTCGTTCGCAAGGGATAATTTGCTGCGTCCGTTTTTTAAAGCACATTTTATCTTATAACGATACGGAGTTAATTTATAGTAATGAGGTTTTTCGCCTTTCCGTCGTCCTATTTGTTTCCCCGCTTTTCGCGCACGTGCCAATCCCTGTTTTGTCCGTTCGGATAGCAAAGAACGTTCAATCTCGGCGGACAACCCGAAGGCAAACGCAAGAACTTTTGATTGTAAGTTATCTCCCAATTCAAATCCCTCTTTTATTGTAATGACGCGTACCTTCCTTTCTAATAATTTTTGCAGCACATTTAGAATTATTATCAATGATCTGCCAAGCCTCGACAGTTCTGTCATGATGATTGTATCATTCGGCTGTACAGTTTTTAATAATTCACCTAGTTTTCTTTTTTCAGGATTCTTTAACCCGCTTATCTTTTCCGCAATCCAGTGTACATGAGTGAGTTTCATCTTTTTGCAATACGATCTGATTGCCAACTTTTGATTTTCTGTTGTTTGCCCGTCGGTCGATACGCGAATATACCCATAAATCATATAACACCTCCATAATAAATCTATGAAGGTTATGATTTTAAGGAACGGTTATATTGTTCAATTTTTCAGAGAAATTAACATACCAACAGCCGGAATATGGATAAATCTATCTATTGCGATGCAATCGTATATTATTGTTGATGGTCGACGCGGAGAGAATTTACAAGATACAACCGGATGGGCGATAAAAGAAAAAAACCGATTTTTCGTAAACCCTGAAACTGCTCATAACGCCGATTTTTTAATCATTGGATTTTCGGTATAAAAACAAGCTGAACGGTTTAATTAAACAGTGGGGTGTGACGAAAAATGCCGATTTAAATACTCCTATATACTATCCAATTGCGTTTACTGCCATACCGAGATTAATATGTGGACAGCACAGTGGAGTCTATTCAGAAGTTTCTGTGCCTCATTATACTGCTGGATGGGTGGTAGAAAAAAACAGGTTCTTTGTTCTGGGGAAATACAAGAGTAGCTATCCAAATGGATATGTTGACTGGTTTGCTATCGGATTTTAAGCATAAAATTAAACTAACTGATTGATTATGCAATTAATGTCCTATCGCAGACCAAGTAAATGGTGTTGCATCTTTCGTAGTATTACCATCACGATGCCGAATTCTCTTAAACACGATAGAACGAGCGGTTCTTGATTTTTGAGACACAACATAAAAAGTATACGAAGAGCTGTCGTTATCATCATTTATAGCTGCTGCCGTTGCAAAAAAATTGGTATTTGAAAAACTCAAAGGAAATGTAACAGTTATTGATTCGCCTTTATCCGAGCAATATCCCCACTGTTTAATTAAACCGTTCCTTAAAATCATAACTGCCATAGATTTATTGTGGAGGTGTTATATGATTTACGGATATATTCGCGTTTCAACAAATGGACAAACGAGTGAAAATCAAAAGATTCAGATTCGTTCCTATTGTCGAGAGAAGCGTTTACATCACATTAAATGGATTGATGAGACAGTTTCTGGTACACGTGTGCCGACAAAACGTAAGCTTGGGCAAGTTTTAGAAACTGTACAATCAGGAGATGTTGTAATAGTTACCGAGCTTTCACGTCTCGGTCGTTCCCTTATAATGATTATGAATGTACTGCAAGAATTTCTTGACAAGGGCGTGCAAGTTCGTGCAATAAAAGAGGGTTTCGATTGCGATGATTCGATTGTGAGTAAGGTTCTTGCTTTTGCCTTCGGATTGTCAGCAGAAATTGAAAGGCAGCTAATAAGCGAACGGACAAAAATGGGATTGGAACGTGCGCGCAGGGCGGGAAAGCAAATAGGACGGCTACCCGGACAAAAGCCGAATTATTATAAACTTACTCCGTACCGGCACCAAATTAAACGGTATCTAAAAATTGGTCGCAGTAAACTCTCTATCGCCAAAGAATTGCATGTAACGTGGGGAACGCTCGATAGATTTATACGCTTGCATCTCAACGATAAATTGCCGCCGCCCCTTATGGATCGACCGCAGAAACACGGACATCCCACAATACGCGAACTGCAATATTTTGCGAAAAGCCCATGAGGACTAATTAGTAACAAGGGGTATAACATATATTTGTATGGCGGGTACTATTGTTTAAACAGGCAGAAACCCGCGAGCTGCAACCCGCGGATAAGTGGGTAAACACTTACAGGATAACCTGCTTCCGCCTGACCTGTACAGGTATGTATATGATCGGCGGTTTTAGTCCTTCGGTTTATGTCAATCTTATTCTAAGGATTAGTCTATGAAAACTCCTCTTTCTTATTACGGCGGCAAGCAACAGCCTGCAGGTAAAATTGTATCGCTTATT